TCTTTTAATAGATGTAGGGGTGAAAGAAGCAGAAAAACATGCTACACTACATAGATTAGCGGAAATTAACAAGGGTCAAGAAGAGTTTAAAAAAGAATTAGAAGACCAGTATGGTTCAATCAATATTAATTTAGAAGATGGAACTTACGAAGTTATAAAAGAAGATGAGTAATGTAATAAGAAAAATCAGTATTGGCGCTGATTATAAGAATGAAGCTATGCATTATTCTATAGGTCAACAGGTTTATGGAGGACATGAAATTTCTCATATCTTGTTAGATGAAAAAGATAATTCTTATAACATTTATATAAAGAAAAACAATGAGGTATTACCGTGGAAGAAGTTTAATTCTAACATGGCAATATCTATTGAATATGACTTAGAGTATTAATGAAAAGTTTATATGATTTTATTATAGAACCTATTGGAGAGAGATATTCAAATAACTCAAAAGTAGGTGAAAAAGAATTAATATTAAACACTAATATTGAAAGTTTTAAATTTGTAAATAGATTAGCAAGAGTAATAGAAATTCCCTTAGCTTTTACCACACCTATTAATAAAGGTGATTTTGTTATTGTACATCAAAATATTTTTAGAAGATTTTATGATATGCAAGGAAGACAAAAAAACAGTAGAAGCTATTTTAAAGATAATCTTTATTTTGCTAGTCTAGATCAAATTTATTTATATAAAAATAATAAAAAATGGAACGCTATCAATGATAGATGCTTTATAAAACCTATTAAAAATACTGATAACTTTAGTATTAAAGCAGAAGAACCTTGTATAGGTATATTAAAAATAGGTAATGAAAATTTAGAAGCATTAGACATTAATCCTCAAGATAAAATAGGTTTTAAACCTGGAGGGGAATGGGAGTTTATTATTGATGATGAGCGTTTATATTGTATGAAATCAAATGATATTGTTATAAAATATGAGTACAAAGGAAACGAAGAAGAATATAATCCAAGCTGGACAAGTAGCAGTAGATGAATTAATCAAAGTTGCTAAAGAACCAATTATAGATTATGGACCAGATATTTCCGCAGATAGATTAAAAAACGCTGCAGCTACTAAGAAATTAGCTATATTTGATGCTTTTGAAATTTTAAATAGAATTGAAGAAGAAAAAAATTTGTTAGAAGATAAACCTAAAGTAGAAGAAAAGAAAGAAAAATCTTTTAAAGGTTTTGCGGAAGGGAGGTCTAAATAATGTACGAACAAAATTTATATAAGATCTTACCTAATTATGTAAAAGCTAAAACGCTTAAAACAAATAATAGGTATAAAAAATGGGAATACGGTTATAATGAAGAACATGATTTTGTTGTAATTAGTAAATCAGGAATGATTGGTGAAGTATATGAAATTCAAGGATTAAAAATAGCTTTACCTAAAGCACCAAAAGAAATTCACACTTTTGAATCTGGAAGATGGGAAAGAACTCCACTACCTAAAGTTTTAGGTAAAATTAAAAGCGTGTTTGAATGGGATAAATATCCAGAAGATTTCAAAGAAAAATGGTATGATTTCATTGATGTTGAATTTACTAAACGTGAACGTGGTTTTTGGTTTTACAATAAAAATAAAACTACTTATCTAACTGGAACACATTACATGTATTTACAGTGGTCTAAGATTGATGTTGGACCACCAGATTTTAGAGAAGCAAATAGATTATTCTTTATATTCTGGGAAGCGTGTAAAGCTGATGATAGATGCTACGGTATGTGTTATCTTAAAAATAGACGTTCTGGTTTTTCATTTATGGCTTCAGGAGAAGTAGTAAATCTAGCAACAATATCAAGCGATTCAAGATACGGTATATTATCTAAAACTGGACCTGATGCTAAAACAATGTTTACTGATAAGGTTGTTCCTATTTCAGTTAATTATCCTTTCTTTTTTAAACCGATTCAAGATGGTATGGATCGACCTAAAACAGAATTAGCATATAGAGTACCAGCTTCTAAATTTACTAGAAGAAAGATAGTAACAGGCGAAGTTGCTGCAGAGATACAAGGATTAGATACTACAATTGATTGGAAAAATACTGGAGATAATAGTTATGATGGTGAAAAACTTAAACTATTAGTGCATGATGAAAGTGGTAAATGGGAAAGACCAAATAATATATTAAATAATTGGCGTGTAACTAAAACATGTTTAAGATTAGGTAGTAGAATTATTGGAAAATGTATGATGGGTAGTACCTCTAATGCTTTAGATAAAGGTGGTGGAAATTTTAAAAAATTATACGAAGACTCTGATGTTACAAAAAGAAACGCCAATGGACAGACTCGCTCAGGATTATATAGTTTGTTCATACCTATGGAATGGAATTACGAAGGATACATTAACGCTTATGGCTTACCTGTATTCGACACACCCAATACGCCAGATGAAGATCCCCATGGTCAAAAAATTAAACTCGGAGTTTTAGCTTACTGGAAAAACGAAGTAGATGGTTTAAGTGAAGATCAAGATGCTTTAAATGAATTTTACAGACAGTTTCCACGTACAACTAAACATGCTTTTAGAGATGAATCTAAAAATTCTTTATTTAATTTAACTAAAATTTATCAACAAATTGATTGGAATCAAGATATTAAACACAGTGCGGTTGTAACTAAAGGATCTTTTCAATGGGTAGGAGGAATTAAAGACACAGCGGTTAATTTTGTACCTAATAATAATGGTAGATTTTTAGTTAGTTGGGTACCACCTCAAAGACTACAAAACAACGTGGTGTTAAAAAGAGGAAGTAAATATCCAGGTAATGAAGAATTAGGAGCTTTTGGATGTGATAGTTATGATATATCAGGAACAGTAGATGGTAGAGGATCTAATGGGGCTTTACATGGACTAACAAAGTTTTCTATGGAAGATGTTCCTCCTAATCATTTCTTTTTAGAATATATAGCTAGACCACAAACAGCTGAGATATTTTTTGAAGATGTATTAATGGCTTGTATATTTTATGGAATGCCAATACTTGCGGAAAATAATAAACCTAGATTATTATATTATTTTAAAAGAAGAGGATATAGAGGTTTTTCTATGAATAGACCAGATAAAATTTGGAATAAATTATCAGTAACAGAAAAAGAAATTGGGGGGATACCAAACTCTAGTGAAGACGTTAAACAAGCTCATGCAGCTGCTATAGAATCTTATATTGATTCTTATGTAGGTTTAAAAGAAAATAATGAATTTGGAGATATGTATTTTCAAAAAACATTAGAAGACTGGTCTAGATTCAATATAAATAATAGAACAACTCATGATGCTTCTATTAGTTCAGGATTAGCAATAATGGCTTGTAATAAAAATAAATATAGACCTGTTCCACATTTTATACATCAAAAATATGATTTAGGTATAAAAAAATATGATAACACTGGTCAATTATCAAAAATTATAGATTAAATGAAAAATAAACTAAGTATGTTTACCAATGGTGGTGGACCATTTCCTAGCCAAGTGGTTAGTGATGCTGAGAAAGCGAGTTGGGAGTATGGCCAACAAGTTGCTCAAGCTATTGAATATGAGTGGTTTTCACAGGGTAGAACTAATGGTAATAGATATTTAACTACGTGGAATAACTATAACAGATTGAGATTGTATGCTAGAGGTGAACAACCTACGCAAAAGTATAAAGATGAATTATCTATTAACGGAGATTTATCTTATCTTAATTTAGATTGGAAACCAGTTCCAATTATATCTAAATTCGTGGATATATTAACTAATGGTATATCTTCTAAAACATACGATGTAAACGCTTTTGCTCAAGATCCAGAATCTTTAAAACAAAGAACTAATTACGCTCAAGCTATAGCAGAGGATATGTTTGCAAGAGATGTGATGAAACAAATGGAAGCTAAGATTGGAGCGTCTTTACAAAGAACTAGTATTCCTGAAGAACAACTACCAGCTAGCGCAGATGAACTAGCTTTACACATGCAGTTAAGTTACAAGCAAGGTGTAGAGATAGCTGAAGAAGAAGCTATTAGCCAAGTATTAGACCAAAACAAATGGGAATTGGTTAAACGTAGAATTAACTATGATCTAGTTACATGTGGTATTGGTGCAGTTAAAACATCTTTTAATATTGCTAATGGTGTAAAAGTTGATTATGTAGATCCAGCTTATTTAGTATATTCTTATACAGATGATCCAAACTTTGAAGATATATATTATGTAGGAGAAGTAAAAGCAATAACTATTCCTGAATTAAGAAAACAATTTCCTAATCTTCCTAACGAAGAATTAGATAAAATACAAAAAACTAAAGGTAATAGAAATTATCTATATGGTGGTACATATGATGAAAACACTGTACAGGTTTTATACTTTGAATATAAAACTTATAGTGATCAAGTTTATAAAATAAAATATACAGATCAAGGATTAGAAAAAGCATTAGAAAAACCTGATACCTTTAATCCTCCTGAAAATGATAATTTTGAAAGAGTATCTAGAAGTGTAGAGGTACTTTATAGTGGTGTTAAAATACTCGGTACAGATATGCTTTTAGAGTGGAAACTAGCTGAAAACATGTCTAGACCTTATGCGGATACTACTAAAGTTGAAATGAACTACGCTATCTGTGCACCTAGAATGTATATGGGTAGAATAGAATCTATTGTAAGCCGAATTACAGGATTTGCAGATATGATTCAAATAACTCATTTAAAACTACAACAAGTATTAGCTAGAATGGTTCCAGATGGAGTATTTTTAGATATGGATGGTTTAGCTGAAGTGGATTTAGGTAATGGTACTAATTATAATCCTCAAGAAGCTTTAAACATGTACTTCCAAACTGGTTCTGTTGTTGGTAGATCTTTAACTCAAGATGGAGATCCTAATAGAGGAAAAATACCTGTACAAGAATTAACGTCGTCGGCAGGACAAGCAAAGATACAAGCTCTTATATCTACTTATAATTATTATTTACAAATGATAAGAGACGTGACCGGATTAAGTGAAGCTAGAGATGGTAGTTTACCTGATAGAGACACATTAGTTGGATTACAAAAATTAGCAGCAGAACAATCTAATATTGCAACTAAACATATTAATAATGCTAGTTTATTCTTAACTTTAAGAGTATGTGAAAATATTTCTAAAAAGATAGCGGATTTATTGAGTTATCCTCTTACAAACAATTCTTTACGTCAAAGTATTTCTATGTTTGATGCGGAGACTTTAAGAGAATTAACCACATTAAATCTACATGATTTTGGAATTTTCTTGGATTTAGAACCAGATGAAGAAGAAAAAGCTTCATTAGAACAAAATATTCAAATAGCTTTATCTGCGGGTGGTATAGATTTAGAAGACGCTATTGATATTAGAAATATACGTAATATTAAACTAGCAAATCAAATGCTAAAAGTAAAACGTAGAAAGAAACAAGAAAGAGAACAAGCTATTCAAATGCAGCAAATACAAGCTAATGCAGAAGCTCAAGCTAAAGCGGCTCAACAAGCTGCTGAGGTAGAGGTTCAAAAACAAAACGCATTAGCAGAAAAAGAATTAAAAATTGAACAAGGTAAATCTCAATTTGAAATTCAAAGAATGCAGACAGAAGCAGAAATCAAAAGACAATTGATGTCAGAAGAATTCAATTATCAAGTTCAATTAGAACAAATGAAGATGCAGGCTGAAAAACAAAAAGAAAAAGATATAGAAGATCGTAAAGATAAAAGAGTAAAAATACAAGGAACTCAACAAAGTGAAATGATAGAACAGAGACATACAGAATCTTTGCCTATTAATTTTGAAAATCAAAACATAGATCAGGGAGGATTGTTTAATTCTCAATTACCTGTAGTTTAACATTAATTATTTAATTATATTATATTATGGCAGAACAAAAAGCGGCCGTAGAGGCCAAGCAAGAAGGTGACTTTAAAATAAAGTCAAAACCTAGAAAACCTAAAAATTTAGGTGCAAAAAATGATGAACCAGTGAAAATGGATTTCACTAAACCAGACGCACAGGGTGAGGTTACTCCTGATGTTGTGAAGATGGATTTAACTAAAAAAGAAGACAATGCCGTTCAAGAGCGAAAAACAGAGGAGATACCTGTGGGCGAACGAACCGGAGATAGCAAGGGAGTGGACGGAGAAGTACGGGTCGAATCCAATGAAAAGGAAATCGTGTCCAAGACAGATAGCGATACTCCGATCACAGAGATTATCGAAGAAGTAGTAGAAAATAAAACTACACCAGAAGTAAAAGAAATCGAAAAACCACAATACGAATTACCAGAAAACGTAGATAAATTAGTAAAATTTATGGATGAAACTGGAGGGACTGTGGAAGACTATGTAAAACTAAATAAGGATTATACAGGTCTAGATGATGATACTTTATTAAAAGAATACTATAAACAATCAAAACCTCATTTATCACAAGATGAAATTAATTTTTTAATTGAAGATAAATTTCAAGTAGATGAGGAACTTGATACAGAAAAAGAAACACGTAGAAAAAAACTAGCGTATAAGGAAGAGGTTGCTACAGCAAAAACTAATTTAGAGCGTTTAAAAACTCAGTATTATGCTGATATTAAAAAACGTCCTGGAACTAATCCTGAACAACAGAAAGCGCTAGAATTTTTTAATCGTTACAATAAACAGCAAGAAACTGTAAAGTCAAATCAAGATCACTTTAAAACTAAAACTAAAGATTTGTTTACTAATGATTTCAAAGGTTTTGAATACTCGTTAGGAGATAAAAAATTTAGATATAAAGTTCAGGATCCTGGTGCGGTAGCTGAAAAGCAGAATAATATTGATAATTTTATTAGCAAATATGTTGATAAAGAAGGAAGAATTATAGATGCTCAAGGTTATCATAAAGCTTTACATGCTGCTATGAATGCTGACAAACTAGCGAGTCACTTTTATGAACAAGGAAAAGCAGATGGCATTAAAAATGTTGTTAAAAATTCCAAGAACCCAGCTTCAGAAGCGCCGAGGCAAGTTGCCAGTGGGGATGTTTTTGTAGGTGGATTAAAAGTCAAATCAATTAGTGGAGCAGATTCATCTAAATTGAAAATAAGAAGACGAACATTTAATAATTAAAATTTAAAATTATGGCTTTAACCCCACAATTTGGTACTATTGTACCAAGTCAGGTACAGGAAATTCTAAATTCTAACTATTTACAGTGGACAGATCCAGGTACTCCTGCTACATTTGCAGATTTTGCACAGCAGTATCTACCGGAAATCTACGAACAAGAAGTTGAAAGATATGGTAATAGAACTTTATCTGGATTCTTGAGAATGGTTGGAGCGGAACTTCCTATGACAAGTGACCAAGTAATCTGGTCGGAACAAAATAGATTACATATTGCTTATGACGACTGTACTATTCCTGGTGCTAATACAATTAATGTAAACCCAGGTGCTGCTGCAGATATTTCTAACGTTGTGTCTCCAAGATCTACTATTGTAGTAATGGATGACTTTGGTAACGAAGTGAAATGTTTAGTAACAGCTTCAAACACTGCTACATTCGTTTTAACTGTTGAACCTTATACTGCTGCAACTTTAGCTGCTGCTGGTATTGTTGGAAATGTAAAAGTTTTCGTTTATGGTTCAGAATACGGAAAAGGATCTGTAACTCCTAATGCTCCAGGTGCTCCTGGTGCTGTAACAGGAACTCAGTACATCAGTGTTGATCCTTCATTTACTCAATTCTCTAACAACCCTATTATAATCAGAAACAAATATGTTGTTAATGGTTCAGATATGGCTCAGATTGGTTGGGTAGAAGTTGCAACAGAAGATGGAACTGGTGGATACCTTTGGTATTTAAAAGCTGAGTCTGAAACTAGACTTAGATTTGAGGATTATTTAGAAATGATGTGTGTAGAAGGTGAGCTAGCTGCTCCAGGTTCTGCAGTTGCAGTTGCTGGATCAGGTATCGGTACTCAAGGTTTATTTGCTTCTATTGAAGATAGAGGTAATGTACAAGTTGGGTTTGCTCCTGCTACAGGTATCGCGGATTTCGATGATATCCTTAGAAACTTAGACACTCAAGGTGCTATTGAAGAAAACATGCTATTCTTAGACAGAGCTACGGCTTTAGGATTTGATGACATGCTTGCTTCTATTTCATCGGGAGCTGCAGGTGGTACTGCATTTGGATTATTTGAAAACTCAGAAGAAATGGCTTTAAACTTAGGTTTTAGCGGTTTCAGAAGAGGTTCTTATGACTTCTACAAAACAGATTGGAAATATCTTAACGACGCTTCTACGCGTGGTGGTATGACTGGTCCTGCTTCTGTTGAAGGAGTTTTAATCCCAGCTGGTACTACAACTGTTTATGATCAAATTTTAGGAACTAACATCAGAAGACCTTTCTTACACGTAAGATATAGAGCTTCTCAAGGAGATGATAGAAGAATGAAATCTTGGTTAACAGGTTCTGCTGGTGGTGCGTTTACTAGTGATCTTGATGCAATGGAAGTTAACTTCCTTTCAGAAAGATGTTTAGTAACACAAGCTGCTAACAACTTTGTATTATTCAAAGGAGTATAACTATATAAAGGTTAGGGCGTCAAAAAGCTAACGCTCAAAAAGACGCCCATATACCTTTTAACTTATTTAATTATATTATATTATGACAAAAAAGAAAAAAGAAGAAGTGGTAGTTGATGAAACTCCACAAGTACAAGAGGTTGTTGAGGCGCCGGTTGTAAAAAAACCAAAAGCACCTTTAAAACCTAGTTTTGAAGTAAAAGACAGAACATATAGACTTAGAGGAGATAAAAGTCCTTTGACTTTTACAATTCCAAGTAAACATACTAGAAGACATCCTCTCTTATGGTTCGATGCAAATAAAGAATCGCAAAGAGAATTAAGGTATGCTACTAATATGAATTCACCGTTTGTAGATGAACAAAAAGGTGAAGTAACATTAGGACATATTACTTTTAGAGATGGCTCTTTACATGTTCCTAAAGAAAACAGGGCTTTACAAAAACTGCTTTCACTATATCACCCTATGAAGGATAAAAGATATATAGAGCATATACCGACGAGAATAGCTGAAGATCAGTTAGAAGTTATAGAGTGGGAAGTAGAAGCATTAAATACAGCCATGAATATGGAAGTAGATGTTGCTGAAGCAATTGTAAGAGTAGAATATGGATCTAAAGTAAATAAAATGTCTTCTAAAGAATTAAGAAGAGATTTATTATTACTTGCTAAAAAGAATCCAAGATTATTCTTAGCTCTAGCAGCAGATGAAAACGTACAGTTAAGAAACTTTGCTATCAATGCAGTGGAAAATAATATTATTTATGTTTCACAAGATAATAGATCAGTGCATTGGGGTAGTAATGACAGAAAATTAATAACAGTACCATTTGATGAAAACCCTTATTCAGCATTAGCTTCTTGGTTTAAAACCGATGAAGGTGTTGAAGTATTTAGGTCTATAGAAAAAAGACTAAACTAATACATAATAATAAAGGCGGATTCGTCCGCCTTTATATTAAATTAATAAAAATATAATGGCAGTAAACGTAGATATAGTTTATAAAACCGTCTTGTTAATACTTAACCAACAACAAAGAGGTTATATGACTCCGGACGAGTTCAATAAAGTAGCAACTCAAGTTCAACTAACTATGTTTGAAGCATATGCTAGTGATTTAAATCAACAGTATCGTCTCCCTCAAAATGATACTGAATATGCTAACCGAATAAAAAATATTGAAGAAAAATTACAATTCTTTCAAACTAGTGGAACTGCATCTTTTGTAGGTCCACATTTTACTTTACCTACAGTAAGTACTACACCTACAGTTGCACAAACATTTGCAGGTAATCCACCTATTGATGGATTAGCTACTATTTTTGATGTAACATCTTGGACAACAGCTCAATCTAATGGAGCTGATGTAAAAGTTTTCTTAGATGGAGTAGAACAAGCAGTAGGTATTGATTATACTTGGAATGCAGGAGGAAATCAATTGACTATGGCTGTAGCGCCAGTGATTGGACAATCCATTGTTATTCAATTATTTCCAAGTGATTTTTATAGATTAGGTACAGTAATTTATAAAGGAGCTAAGATTGCACAGTATGTACAACCAAATGAGTTAACTCAACTATTACTCTCCCCGTTAACTCAACCAAGTAAAAGTTTTCCATTATACAACTATGAGAACGATCTGTTATATTTATACCCTACAAGTATACAAAACAGTGTGACTATAACTTATTTGAGAAAACCGTCAAATGTAGTATGGAATTATACTACTGGTGGGTTAGGACAATTTATATATAGTGCTACAAGTTCTACTAATTTTGAATTAGATGTAACAGAACAAACAGAAATTATTATGAGAATTTTAGCATTCTCTGGAGTAATTATAAATGATCCTACAATAATCCAAGTAGCTTCTCAAGCAGTGGCAGCAGAAGATACTAATGAAAAAAGTTAATAAATGAATACAACACCAGATGGTGGATTAATCACCAACACTAATAGACAATATTACGCGGGCGCGCAGGGATTTGTAGTAGAAGATATAGCAGGGCAATCTGTCTTTACTTTTACTTTTGATCAAGAGTTAGAGCTAGGAAGTTGGGATCCTAATGCTGTAGATTATGCTTTAAATAATTTTAAATTATATTCTAGTCCTGATGGATTAACATATACAGAATATACAACTGAATATAGATTAGAAATATTAGGTAATGGAGACAGTAGAATTACTTTAGAAGTAGGAGGGGTGCTAAATCCTTTACCACAAAACAATGTTTTAGTATGTCAATTAAAAAGATTAGATGGTGGGGATTATGGAAATAGAGATGCTTATGGAACTACTACTGAACAAAATTATGGCAACTACTCATATGTTACATTAGAAGATGTAGTAAATAACTATATAGTTGGTTTTGTTGGACAAGATAAATTAATTCCTAGAGTTAATAGAACTGATGTGATTTTTCATGTAAAAAGAGCTTTGCAAGAATTTAGTTATGATACTTTAAAATCAGTTAAATCTCAAGAATTAAATATACCACCTAGTTTAAGTGTAATATTGCCTCAAGATTATGTTAATTATGTACGCATGTCTTGGATAGATAAGCTTGGTGTTCAACGTATTATATATCCATCAAATAATTTAACAGATAGTCCTTATAATCTACCTATTCAAGATAGTAAAGGAGTTCCAACTCAGGATAATTTTGGAGAAAACTTAGAAGGAACTTCAATAACAGAAGAAAGATGGGCTACAGCTAATACAAATTTAATAAGTCAAACTTATGATTTCCAACAATACAACCAAGGTTTAGATTGGTGGGGATATAATTGGGGTTATGGTGGTTATTGGTATTGGGGTTGGGGTGAACAGTATGGAATGGATCCTCAATACGCTCAACGTAACGGATGGTTTACAATGAATGAAAGAGAAGGAAAAGTATCATTTTCTAGTAATTTAAGAGGAAGATTAATAATTCTAGAATACATCTCAGATGGACTTGCTTATGATTTAGATAGTAGAGTACCTAAATTAGCTGAAGATGCAATATATTCATATCTAAACCATGCTATATTAGCTTCTAGGATAGGACAACCAGAGTATATAGTACAAAGATATAAAAGAGAAGCAAGCGCTAAATTAAGAAACGCAAAAATAAGATTATCTAACATTAAACTTGATGAAATAGTACAAGTAATGAGAGGTAAAGCTAAGTGGATAAAAAGATAAACTATGCCAGAAATTAAGAATACCTTTCTAAAGTCCAAAATGAATAAAGATTTGGATGATAGATTAGTACCAAATGGTGAATATCGTGATGCTGTAAATCTACAAATAAGTAGATCAGAAGGATCTGATGTTGGTGAATTTGAGAATATAAGAGGAACTCTAGAGCTAGCTAAGCTTTATACTGGGTTTGATGGTTCGCTTACCTTGCCTTTACCTTTAGGATATAATGCTAAGGTAATAGGAAGTTTTAGTGATGATACTACCAACACTATGTATTTTATGAGTACAGCTTGGAATCCATTGTGTCAAGGATTATCAGCTCAAACAATTTGTCCTAGAGATATAATAACTTATTCTAATGGTTTACAATCAGGCACAACTATAAGATTAGAAAATGCCGGTGGTGGAATTGTTGATTGTACTACATTAGGAATTGAAGTAGGTATGTTATTTCAAATACCTAACGGCAGTAATCCATCAAATGAAGCTTTAGTTTTAGAAATAAATGCAGCTAATATAATATTAAGCGCTAGTGTTACACTTAGTGGCGGGCAGGAAGTAGTTATAGGATGGGCTAACATGATTCATTCTTATAACACTGTTAACAATCAATTAACTTTGCTAGTAAGAGGAGCTTTTTTAAATTTTAATCAAAATTATCCTATTTATGGTATTAATAAGCTAGAAGAATTATTGTTTTTTACAGACAATAATAATCAACCTAGAAGAATTAATATTCTCGCGGCTAATGAAACTAATTTATATTGGCCTATATACTATACTACAGAAGATCAAATATCCGTAGCTAAATATTATCCTTATGAAACTCCTATAATTTTTAATAGAAGTATTCAAACATGCACGAGTGGAGTTATATCTACAGCTCCTTTACGTGGATATATATTGACTATGAATCTTGTTGATGGAATAGAAACGGGAGATTTAGTAACTGGCTTTACGGATCAGACTGATGAGGAGTTATGGGAAGTAATAAAGATTGATGGTAATGATGTAACGGTATATAACAACTTTTTAGAACAACCTGCTAATCCTGTAGCTGGATTAAACTTAAGTTTTAGTAGACCTACTATGATTAATGAAGCTAATAGATTAGCTGATAATGGGTTTGATACTACTTTAGATAGTTTAGCTGCTGGTGCTATAGTTGCTGGTAACGCGGTGCAATTAGTGTATAATTTTGACAATGCTATAACAGAAGGTCCTCAACCTACACCTATAGTAGGTGATTTAATTGTAAGCGCTGATTTAAACATATCTATAAGTGACGACATTAGAATTCAATCTATTGATTCTATTACACCGGGTATTCCAGGTAATATAGTTATTACATTAACAAGAGATATAACTGTAGTAACTGGTACAGAGGAAATTAGCGTATCGGCTAATCCAAATTACGACGCCTTATTTAAAGGAGATCCCGATCTAATAGAAGAAAAATATGTTAGGTTTAGTTATAGATTTAAATTTGTAGACAATGAGTATTCAGTAAGTGCTCCATTTACACAAATATGTTATATCCCTAAACAATATGGATTTTTTGGTTTAGGTTCTAATCCTACAGAGCAAGATATGATAGACGCATATACTTCTACTATAGTATCTTGGTTTGAAAATAGAATTAATAATATAGGATTACAAATTCCTTTTCCATTAGGCGGAACAGATGTGGCTACTGCTACCGCAATATTAACAAGACAATATCAAATTAAAGAAATTGATATATTATATAAAGAATCAGATAGTTTAATAACAAGAGTAGTAGATACTATACCTGTAAATACTTCTCCATCCTTTACGGATTATGTGAAAGCTATTCCTTCAGGAGCAGGTGGCTCTACAACTGAATTTTATTTTACGTATGATTATAAATCTATAAAACCTTATAAAGCCCTTCCGCAAAGTCAAACTACAAGAGTATATGATAGAGTTCCTGTTAAAGCTTTAGGTCAAGAAATTATAGCTAATAGAATAGTGTATGGTAACTACACAGAAGGGCATACTCCTCCAGCTAACATGGACTATGGAGTATTTAGAGCGGATAAATCTATAAACTATGACAACTACATTCAAT